GCGTATTCAATCGTACTGTTATGCATACAATAATGAATAAGCCGGAAGAAGAGTACGATACTGCACAGGCATTTGGCACTACGCAGGTAGTAGCAGGTGTTCCGCAGACTATCAATGTTAGCCAGACGTGGGGCGCAGCAGTATCTAGTCCGCTTAATATCCCATCGGTTATGGAGGCTTATAATAAGCAAACTGTACCAGCACCTTCAAACACTAAGGTTTCTTATAACGCTGCAACTGATTCATACGAAGTAACCTATCCAAACGGCTTCACTCAAGGTTTCCCTAAGAGTGAGCTAGAGGATGATCCTGATTATCTAAGAAAGCTAATCAATTCGGGCGTACTCAAACCATAACAACTATCATAAGGGCAAGCTGTGAAAATTATAACCATCGACTTTGAGACCTACTACAGCCCGACCTACAGCCTGAGCAAAATCACCACAGAAGAATACGTGCGCCATGCAGAGTTTGAGACTATTGGCGTAGCAGTAAAGGTGGACGACGCGCCTACGGAGTGGTTCAGCGGTACCAAGGAAGAGACCAAGGAGTTTCTTGACAAGTTTCCTTGGGATGATTGTTTGGCGGTAGCCCATAATGCCGTGTTCGATATGTCAATTCTCAACTGGGTTTTTGACATAAGGCCTAAGCGTATATCAGATACCCTATCTATGGCGCGGGCTATTCATGGTACGGAGGTAGGCGGAAGCCTCAAGGCCCTAGTCCAGCACTATGAGCTAGGCGAGAAGGGTACCGAAGTTATCAATGCGCTGGGCAAGCGTAGGCAGGATTTTAGCCACGCTGCTCTTGAAGCGTATGCTGGCTACTGCATCAATGACGTTGAGCTGACCTATGGCTTGTTCAAGGTGCTAGGCGCTGGGTTCCCGCTTAATGAGCTGAAGCTGATCGACTTGACCATACGTATGTTCACTGAGCCTGTGCTTGAGCTGGGTATGGCGCAGCTAGAACGCCACCTAGTGGATGTGCAGGAGAAGAAGGAAATGCTTCTTTACTCATCAGGCCTCTTGAAGGAGGACTTGATGAGTAATGCTAGGCTTGCCATGTTCCTTGAAAGTAGGGGTGTAGTCCCGCCCATGAAGATCAGCCCTGCTACGGGTAGGGAAACCTTTGCTTTTGCTAAGAATGACGAGGCGTTCAAGGAACTATTAGAGCACGAGGATGCACTGGTCCAAGCAGCTGTGGCTGCGCGGCTAGGGGTTAAATCTACACTGGAGGAGTCACGTACCCAACGTCTGCTACGCATAGCAGAACGTGGCCCGCTACCTGTACCGCTGCGCTACTATGCTGCCCATACTGGCCGCTGGGGTGGGGATGACAAGGTGAACCTCCAGAACTTGCCTAGGAAGTCACCCCTGAAGTATGCCATCTGGGCACCCGAAGGCTATATGATGATTGACTCTGACTCATCACAGATTGAAGCCCGTACGCTAGCATGGCTAGCAGAGCAGAATGATTTAGTGGATGCCTTTGATAAGGGTGAAGACGTTTATAAGATCATGGCGTCTGCTATCTACAACAAACCTGTCCAAGACATTACGAAGGACGAGCGGTTCGTAGGTAAGACCACCATCCTAGGCGCAGGATATGGCATGGGTTCAAAGAAGTTCCGTGTCCAACTCACGGCTATGGGTGTTGATATGTCTGAGGATGAGTGCGAACGCATCATCAGTGTTTACCGCTCTACCTACCCAAAGATACCAGAGCTGTGGCGCACAGCAGGGGTAGCACTGAAGGCTATAGTTCGAGATCAGACAGCCCCACTTGGGCTTGATGGTGTTCTAGTAGTGGAAGGTACCAAGGGTGTGCGTCTACCCAACGGCCTCTACATGAAATACCCAAACCTGCGCCATAGGTCCGACCCCGATACTGGTAAGGATGAGATGGTTTACGACACCAAGAAGGGTCGCTCTGTTATCCCTAACCGGATATATGGCGGCAAGATGGTTGAAAATGTCTGTCAAGCCTTGGCTAGAATTATCATTGGCGAACAGATGTTAATCATATCCAAGCACTACCGCGTGGTTATGACGGTACACGATGCCATTGCATGTGTTGTGCCTATTGAAGAAATAGATAAGGCCCAAGAGTTTATCGAAATGTTTATGCGGTGGAGACCCTCATGGGCACTGGGCTTGCCGCTCAATTGCGAATCAGGCCACGGCCTGTCTTATGGAGACTGTAAGTGACTAACGAATATAAGTTTACGACCGATTGGTTTGAATGGGCACCAGAAATCTGGAAGCAGCTTATCCCTATGCTACCTAGCCGTGAGGCTTTCCTAGAGATCGGTTCTTATGAAGGCCGCAGCACCACATGGATCGTTGAGAACATGATGGGAGAAGAAGGCGGGCAGATCATATGTATTGATACGTGGGAAGGTGGAGAAGAGCATGAGACTATGGACGGGGTGGAGCATAACTTCGACTACAATATGAAGTTACTCAAGGCTTCACATCCAAAAGCCATAGTAGGAAAGCATGTGGGTCTTTCCACTAACAATCTAGGTGGATTAATCGGTGATGAAGAGGGCTGGTTAGAACACTTTGACTTCATCTACATCGACGGAAGCCATATCGCTAAGGACGTACTGACCGATGCCTGTATGGCTTGGCCCCTTCTGAAGAAGGGTGGTTTGATGGTCTTTGACGACTATATGTGGGGTCCGCCTCGTGATGCCTTGCACCGCCCGAAGATCGCTATTGATGCTTTCACTAATATCTTTGGTGAAGAACTTGCCATAGTTCACATGGGTTATCAGCTAGTTGTGAAGAAGACTGTTTAGTGCCGGGTATTGGGGAACGGCATAACAAGGCCAAGCTTACTGATGAGCAAGTTAGGTACATCCGCAAGCGGCATAGGGTTATGTCCCGTACCGATGGTGCCTCTGCTATCGCTAGAGACCTAGGGGTATCAACAGGAACAATCCACAAAGTTATCCATGGCACACATTGGGGTCACGTAAAAGATGAACCGCCTGAAGACAGTCAATGATACCCGGTTTTCTAATGGCGAAGAGCACCCCAACGCCAAGCTACACAGTGACGAAGTTCGTACAATACGCAGACGTTATGCAGCGGGTGGTGAAGGAAACACCATCCGCGAATTAGCCAAAGAGTTCTACATCACTAAAAGTACCATCCGCGCAATTGTCTATGGCCTTTCATGGAAGCACATCCCCTTTGATGGGCTTGATCCCGTGGTCGAAGATAGGCGGTGCGGTACTAACCACCACAGTTCTAAGCTAACAGAGTTAGATGTGAGGGCCATCCGTACCAGATACCGCAGGAGTTGCCGTTACAATGGTGGTGCTGCGTTGGCTAAAGAGTACGGGTGTTCTTTCGCTACGATTGTCCGAATAGCCACATACCAAACATGGAAGAGACTTAAATGACTACCAAGCAAGGACCATCGATTATGATTGCCACACCCATGTATGGTGGGATGTGCGCTGGGGCCTATGTACAGGGCCTGTTGCAAACAATGAGTAAGCTATCGGAGCTAGGGGTCAAAGTCTTCTGGGTTCAGATGACTAATGAAAGCCTGATCACCCGCGCCAGAAACGAGTTGACCCGAATCTTTCTAGAGAAAGGTTTTGATTACCTAATGTTTATCGATGCAGACATTAGCTTTGATTCCATGGGTGTCGCAGAACTACTGCTTGGGGATAAGGACATAGCAGTAGGCATCTACCCCAAGAAGGAAGTTGATTGGGCAGCTGTGGCTAAGGCAGCCAAGCTAGGCAAGGAGAACTTACAGGATTATGGCGGTTCGTTCGTCATGAATATGATTGGCGATAAACATGCCGAGACCGATGAAACAGGTATGATCGAAGTCCGCCATGGCGGTACAGGCTTCATGCTCATCAAGCGGAGCGTGTTTGAGAACCTTATGCCGCATGTCCCTACCTACCGGGTGTCGTCATTCCAAGATGAAAACGGGGTTTATGTTAAGCCGTTAACCCATGAGTTCTTTGCTACGAGCATTGACAATAGCGGTGCTCTCCTATCAGAAGATTATCACTTCTGCGAGCTATGGCGGAAGCATGGTGGGAAAATTTACGCCCACCCCTTTATCAAACTGGAGCACGTCGGCACATACGTGTACGGCGGAGACATCCTTAAAGCAGGAGGCAATCTGAAATGAGTATCCGGTCCAAAGTTATTGAATACTTCCAAAAATATCCAGACGCAGATAAAAAAGAAGTAGCAGCAAAGTTTGGTTGTAGTCTTCCTAATACGTATACGTACCAGAAGATTGCGACAAAGACCTATTGGCCCTCAGTTTTACGCTCTCCTGAACCTAACCCTAGGGATATCCAAGTAGGCGGCGACCACTACTCATCTAAGACTGTCCAGCCTTGGGACGCGATGGAATCGTGGATGAGCAAGGAAGAGTTTTCTGGCTTCTTACGTGGTAATGTTATAAAATATGTGTCACGATACCAAGATAAGGGTGGCTTGGAAGACCTACAAAAAGCCAACCATTATCTGAGCAAGCTAATCGAAATCACCAGCAAATAGGCAGTAAAAATGGTTACGTGGTCCTACAGCAGCATCAAGACTTTTGATCAGTGCCCTAAGAAGTACTACCATCTGAAAGTCGTCAAGGACGTTAAGGACGAGGCAGGTCCTGCTGCGGACTACGGAACCGAAGCCCATACTGCTGCTGAGTTATACGTCAAGTTCGGTACCCCCATCCCACCTAAGTTTAAGTTCATGGCTCCCATCGTGGAGGCGTTTGAAAAGATCGAAGGTAAGAAACATGCTGAGATCAAACTAGGTATCCGCAAGACAGCAACAGGCTATGAGCCTTGTGGCTTCTTTGATACCGAGGTGTGGTGGCGGGGTATTGCCGACCTAGTTATCATCAATGGTAACAAGGCTTTTGTAGTGGATTACAAGACGGGGAAGAACGCGAAGTATGCAGACACCAAGCAGTTGGATTTGCTAGCTGGTGCGGTCTTCCTCCATTACCCACAAGTAAAACGCATCAAGTCTGCGCTAGCATATGTTGTGAGCAACGAGTTTATCCGACGTGAACATGCTGCGGAAAATATGGAAGAATATTTAGGCGTATTTGATTCAGAGCTTGAGGGTCTTATGACTGCTCAAGAATCTGGAACATGGAACGCAAAGAGCGGTCCTTTATGTGGCTGGTGTCCCGTGGTATCTTGCGAACATCATCGCCCTAGGAGGTAATCATGGCCTACGTAAATAAGCCGCGCCCTTACAAGAAAGAGTATGCTCAGTACCAAGGTACAGCAGAGCAGAAAAAGAATCGTGCTGAACGCAATGCTGCAAGAAATGCAGCACTCAAGGCTGGCAAGGTCCATAAGGGTGATGGCAAAGATATTGACCATATCAAACCGCTATCTAAGGGCGGCAGTAATAAGACGAGTAACCTACGTGTACTAAGCAAACATGCAAATCGTTCCTACGCGAGAAACAAAGATCATTCGGTGAAATAATGCAAATCCATGAGAATAAAGCGCTGCTCATACAAACTAAGCAGCCTAACCTCATCACTGACCGCATACAGAAGAGCAAAGTTGTATCTTCAAATGGTGATGAATACGAAGTAGCTGTTCATTGGGGCCTTAGCGAAGCCCAAGAGCTAACAAAGTTAGGTGCCAATGCACCGTCCCCCATTAACCGTGACTACCAGTGGACTGGTAAGTACAAACCCTTCGCCCACCAAAAGGAAACCGCTGGCTTCCTGACCCTTAACCCCAAGGCCTTCTGTTTTAATGAGCAGGGTACAGGTAAGACGGCATCAGTTATCTGGGCTGCTGACTACCTCATGAAGATCGGTAAGGTTAAGCGCGTCCTAGTGCTATGCCCCCTGTCCATCATGAAGTCTGCATGGCAGCAAGACCTATTCAAGTTCGCTATGCACCGCAGTTGCAGCGTGGCCCACGGTACGCCTGAAACCCGTAAGAAAATCCTTAAGGCTGGTTCAGACTTTGTCATCATTAACTTCGATGGCATTGGTGTTGTCAAGGATGAGATCATGGCAGGTGGCTTTGACCTGATCGTGGTGGATGAAGCTAACGTCTATAAGAACCCAAGCACTGCCCGGTGGAAGATGTTCCGCGACGTAGTCAAGGACATTAAATGGTTGTGGATGCTTACTGGTACGCCAGCAGCGCAGTCCCCCGTAGATGCGTATGGCCTAGCCAAGTTGGTTAATCCTGAAGGTACGCCTAAGTATTTTGGGCAGTTCCGTGATCAGGTCATGTACAAGGTCACGCAATTTAAATGGTCCCCTAGGCCACAGGCACAGGGGATAGTGCATAAGATGCTCCAACCTGCGATTAGGTTTGAGAAAGATCAATGTCTAGACCTACCTCCTGTTACGCACGTAGAACGTGATGCACCCTTGACCGCCATGCAAGCGGCTTACTACAAGAAGCTCAAGAACCAGATGGCGTTTGAAGCTGCGGGGGAAGAAGTCACGGCAGTCAATGCCGCCACTAACATGAACAAGTTGCTCCAGATTAGTGGTGGTGCTGTCTATACGGATACTGGAGAAGTCGTAGAGTTTGACGTTAGTAATCGACTCAACGCCATCCTTGAAGTCATTGAAGAATCTACGCACAAGGTACTGGTCTTTGTCCCGTTCACTCATACGATTGAGCTGCTGCGGGTAGCACTGGAAAAGCACGGCATCAGTTGCGCGGTCATCAATGGCAAGGTGTCCGTCAATAAGCGTAGCGAGATTGTTGATACATTTCAGAACAAGCCTGACCCGCATGTGCTGATCATCCAGCCACAGGCTGCATCGCACGGACTGACATTAACGGCAGCTAATACCATAATCTGGTACGCACCTGTTACGTCAGTAGAGACGTACCTACAGGCCAATGCGCGGATCAACCGACCGGGCCAGCATAACCCTATGACCATCGTGCATATCCAAGGCAGTGAGGTGGAAGCCCGCCTCTACAAGATGCTGCAAGGTAACATCACCAACCACGAAAAGATTATTGATCTTTACCGCCGTGAGATAACTATAGCCCCTTGACTATGTCTAATGTTAGAATTAGACAGGACTGGTGAAGGAGCAAATCATGTCTGAAGAAATTACCGTTGATGCGTTGGTAGCCGTTTATATAAAGATGCGTACCGCTATCAAGGCTAAGGAAGAAGAGCACGAGGCTGAACTAGCCGCTCTTAAAGAAGATTTTGATGCAGTCAGTGCGAAGCTGCTTGAACTATGTAATGAGCAGAACGCTGATAGCATCAAGACTGCAGCAGGTACAGTTTCCCGTCGAGTATCTTCTAGGTATTGGACTAGCGACTGGGAGTCCATGCATAGGTTTATTCTAGCGCATGAGGTCCCCTTCCTGCTGGAGCAGCGTATCCATAACGGCAACATGAAGCAGTTTTTGGAAGAGAATCCTGAGGATTTCCCGATGGGTCTTCAAGCTGACAAGAAGTTCGTAATCCAAGTTCGTAAACCAACCGCTAAATAGGGATATACCTAATGTCTAACCTATCCATCTTTAAAGAAGCTAACGTAGCAACCACTGGCAAGCGTGAGCTATCTGATCTTGCTAAGTCTCTGGCTACTGGTGGCGGTACTACCCGCCGCATCCAGACTAATACTAACGGAACCTTCAAGCGCATCATCAATGGTGAACAGATTGGTAATGCACTTCGTGGCGAGATTAATGTCATTATTATTGCGGCGCTTCCAAAGGTTTCCCGCGTATTCTACAAGGGCGCATATGACCCCGATGCGAAGCCAACCCTACCTGATTGTTGGTCCAACCTCGGTGATAAGCCAGAAGCTGCTGCATCCAACAAGCAAGGTGCAAATTGCGCGGATTGTCCGATGAACATCAACGGTTCTGGCACTAATGGTAAGGGTCGCGCTTGCCGCTTCCAGCGCCGTATTGCTGTGCTGGTGGCTGGTGATCCTAGTGGTGAAATCTACCAGTTTAACATCCCCGCTAAGTCCTTGTTTGGTAAGGGTACGGGTAATGTCCACCCCTTCGAAAGCTACAAGAACTACCTCATCGCCAATGGCGAATCTCCTGATAGCGTAGTAACCAATATTAGCTACGACTTGAACGCCGATAGCATGGAGCTGCTTTTCACCCCGTTGCGGAATACCTCTGATGAGGAACATGCGATGGTTATTGCGGCACAAGCTAATCCTGAAGCCCAGCAGTATACCAAGCTTACTGTGGCTCAGACTGATGGGGTTACTAAGAAGCCTGAGGCAATCGCTGCACCTAAGCCTGTTGTGACTCGTTCTGACGAGCCTGATGAGGAAGAAATGCAGCAGCCTGTGAAGCGGGCTTCCAAGCGGGCTGAGACACCTGTGGTGGCTCAGAATAACAATCTCGCTAACGTGATTAGCGATTGGGGCGATGAAGATTAATCATGGCATACGGCTATAGTATTCGTTTGCTTCAGCTTAATGAGGCTGCTGACTCTAGTAATCTTGGAGTTCGCCTTGGCAAAATATGTATTGATATGTCGATACCTGTTGTTAGGGTTTCTAAGGCTCTAGGTGTTAGTAGGCAGACGGTCTATTACTGGTTCTGCGGGGTTTATACCCCGCAGAACCAAACCGTCCATAAAATTGAGCAGTTCATAGAATTATTGGAAGTAGGCTAATACCCTTTTCTAGTTACTTTACTATTAGCAGAGGGGTCTACCCTCCGATTTCTGGTGTCTAATGACAAACTTTGACCTCCTTAGCGCCGTACAGCCAGTCGATGGATGGTTCGCCATCTGCGGCTTGAAGAACGGCATGAGGCAGGAGCTTGTTGCAACACGGGAAGAAGCTGATCAGGTTATAGCTAACTACCTAGCCCAAGAGCGGGATGTGTATTTCGGCGTAGCAAAATACAAAACTGCTGCTGGCCGATCTAAAGAAAACGTCGCTAGTCTACGCGCCTTCTGGCTTGATCTAGATTGCGGTGCGGCTAAGGCCGAAATTAATAAGAAGACTGGTAAGCCGAATGGCTACATTGATCAGCAGACAGCCCTACTTGACCTCCAACGCTTCTGCAAAACCACAGGCCTACCAAGGCCCATCATAGTAAACTCAGGGCGCGGTATACACGTATACTGGCCGCTGACTGAAGATATCTCCCGCGAAGAATGGGAGTTTGTAGCCACCAAGCTACACGCCCTTTGCATAGCCCATGACCTATATGCAGATGCTGCGGTCTTTGAAGTTGCCCGTATCCTTAGGGTGCCGGGTACACTGAACTTTAAAGATTCTCCACCTACGCCAGTAGAAGTTATAGCTACCGGGCGTCCTGTGTCCCTTGCAGCATTTAAGGTCACACTAGGTATTACGGTTTCACCTGCACCTGCTGCCCCCAAGCGCGAACTTACTGAGCTTGGCAAGCTCATGCAGGAGAACATGGTTAGTAGCTTCAATAAGATTATGGTTCGCAGTACCAACGGTAACGGCTGTGGTCAGCTTCTAGATTGTTATAAAAACCAAGATGTTATATCTGAACCACGCTGGTTTAACGCCTTATCCGTAGCTAAGTTTTGTGTAGATGCTGACACTGCTATCCACAGGATGTCTGCCAAGCACCCAGATTATGATGCGGCCACTACAGTAACAAAAATACAACACATCGTCGGGCCTCATACTTGTGACGTGTTTGAGCGTAACAACCCCGGCGGATGTGATAGTTGCCCATTCAAAGGCAAAATTAAATCACCCATCGTGCTCGGCAAGGAAATCCTTGAGGGTAATGGGGAAGCTAACATTGTTAGCGTAGCCGACGAAGAAGGCGAGGATGACAAGACCTACACCATCCCTAAATACCCTTACCCATACTTTCGGGGGGAAAATGGCGGCATCTATGTAAAGCCGTTTAAGGGTGACGAAGAAACTGAACCCATGCTCGTATACCCGCATGATCTTTATGTCGTGAAGCGTATGCGTGATCCTGTTTTAGGCGACGTGGTGATCCTCAGGGTACACATGCCACAAGATGGCGTTAAAGAGTTTATGGTCCCCAATAGGACCATTGCGGACAAGGGTGAGTTTAGAAAGACCCTAGCCGCAGAAGGAGTAATGGGCAGCGACAAGACGTTTACCCTCGTCCTGACCTACCTGAATACCGCAATCAACGAGCTTCAATTCAAAAAGAAGGCAGAGAAAATGAGACTACAATTCGGTTGGGCAGACAATGACAGCAAGTTCATCATTGGTGATCGTGAAGTCAGCAAGAGCGGCACATTCCATAGCCCCCCATCATCTATTACTTCCAGCCTTGCCGCACAAATGGTGCCTACAGGTTCCTTTGAGAAGTGGAAGGAAGTCTTCAACCTATATGGTCGTGAGGGTCTAGAGCCTCATGCGTTTGCCGCCCTATCTGCGTTTGGTGCGCCCCTACTAAAGTTTACGGGTCAGAAAGGTGCCATTATCAACCTGCTCCACTCTAGTTCGGGCACGGGTAAGACTACCGCACTGCATATGCTAAACAGCGTATGGGGTTCACCTGATCGGCTTTGTGCAGTGAAGGATGATACCTTGAACGCTAAGATCATGCGCCTTGGTGTGATGAATAACCTACCCTACTCCATCGACGAAATGACTAACACCGACCCTAAAGAGTTCTCCGTTCTGGCTTATAATATGAGCCAAGGGCGAGGTAAGGATCGGGTCAAGCAGTCAGCCAATGAGATGCGGGAGAACCTGACTTCATGGAGCACCATCTCCATATGCTCCTCAAACGCATCCTTCTATGAAAAGCTAACCGCACTTAAGGGTAGCCCAGATGGCGAGATGATGCGCCTTATTGAGTACAAGATTGACTACTCAGATGCGATTGATGCGTCTACTGCCAAGTATATGTTCGACCACCAGCTCATGGAAAACTATGGGTGGGCAGGTGAGAAGTATGCACAGTGGTTGGTCAATAACCTTGAGGAAGCCAAGAAGACCTGCCTAGAAATTCAAGCCAAGCTAGATAGGGAGTTGAAGCTAACTCCACGCGAACGCTTCTGGTCGGCAGTCGTGGCAGCGAATATTACTGGTGGGCTTATCGCTCTGAAGCTAGGGCTTATCGACTGGGATATGAAGCGCCTATACAAGTGGGCTTGTGAAATGCTTACAGGTCTTAGGGCGGATGTGGCACCACCCGCTACGGACGCAGCTACAATAATTGGTGATTACATTAACCGCCATATGCAGAACATCCTTGTAGTGAATGACAAGGTTGATATGCGGTCTCAGATGCCGTCCCTACCGCAGCTGGAGCCTAGGGGTGAGCTGATCATTCGGTTTGAACCCGACACCAAGCGCATGTTCCTGTCGGCTAAGGCCTTCAAGGATGATTGCGTTAAGTTCCAAGTGAACTACCGTGATACGTTAAAAAGATTAGGTGACGTTGGTATCTATACGGGTACCGCTGTTAAGCGCCTGTCAAAGGGTATGAAGGTCGCATCGCCCGCAGTTTACTGCTTGCAGATAGATTGTAGCGGGAAGGACTTCATCAGCGTCGATGAGTTTGTAAAGGCCGCAGATGCTAGTGGAGAAGGTTAGCTATAACGTCAACTGGAAAGCGTTCAGGCCGGGGACCTCTATTTTTATCCCCTGTCTGGATGGCGTTGCGGCTAAGAAAGAAATAGCAGTCACGCTCAAGCGCCTAAAGATCAAAGTTACAACCAAACTTGTGATCGAAGATGGTGTGCAGGGCTTGCGTCTTTGGTGCGCTTAAAGTACCCTATTGAAGGAAGTTTGCTCCTTCTATTGGTGGTTAACTACACCCCCCTCCTGTGTCAGGTGGGGGGTGTTTTTTATTCTGGTTCTACCGATGCAGCGCCAGTCAAGGCGTATGGCGCTTCCTTCAGGGTAAAGTTCAAGCCGCGATACGAATACTTACGCGCTGCCAAGTAGGCTTTGTAAGAGTTATTTAGTTTCTCATTAGTAATTTGCAGGTCGGGCGTAGGGTACTTCTCGTTGAACTCAAGCATCTTCTTAATAATACTACGTAACTTTTCTGGGTTGGGTTGATCATCATCCCGCTCCACATTGAACCGCTGCAGCAGCTTGCGCTGTTTGTCTGCAATTTCTTTCTTTTGTGCTTTAAACGATGCGTTCCTCTTTTGGATTACGGCTAGCTCTGTAGGTTGATAGCCTATTACCTGATTAATCAGTGCCGTATCACTTATTTCTTCTTTGTTAAGTATTACATCGCCGCCACGGGTTTCTGCGCCCTCGGTCTTCAGGCGGTAGGCAGTAGCAGC